CATACAGGGCCATTGTATTAGCAGGGTTTTCTCTGAAAGCCCGTACAATTACCTTCTGAATACGGAAGAGAAACTTAGTGAACATTAGCACCCCAATATCATTCAGATATTGTAAAGCTGGGCTTGTAGGGATATCATAATTAACGAATGTCTCAATTACATCCAGTAATGCTTTTTGTTTTTCACTTACCATCTGTTCTTTGGTCAAATGCTTTTTAGCGTTCATCCGATCAATATTACGCAGATGATGCTGATGCAATACAAATCGCGCCACAAAATCACTCTTTTGAGTGAATTTTAAGAGCTGCTGATATACTAACGTATCTTTGGTCATGTATGCTTGCTTATAAACTTCTGTAGCACCTAAGGTTGCTTTAGAAGTTGTTGTATTACCTTCGGTAAGTTTACCAGTAGCGCTTTGGATATAGTTTCCAAACTTTCCACGGTAGCTATAGTCATCAGCGTTGATATCAATATCTTCAACGATTGATTGAAATACACCTTCCTCTACTAACTCACGTACTGGGTTAGCTTGTATACTGTCAGTATATGATTCAATCTGCTTCGTGATATTCTTGCGTGCAATCGCAGATAATCCCTTAGAAATATTTAACTTATGTTGTAAAGCAGATCGCTTATTAATTTCTGCTTGATACTTTTCAAGAGCTTTATAAGCCAATGCAGAATCTTTAGCAATATACTTAGGATTAACACCTTTAACCATTAGTAACACATTGTTACTGGCTACGTTATCCCAAAGTACGATACCAGACTTGATTACGATGTTGTCTTTAGCAACACTAACGAATTCTTGTATACCTCGTTCTACCGCTCGTGTGAATGATTTAGCACCAGGTAGTATCTTATCAATACCATCGAATACTTTAATCTTAGAGAATGGCACCTCAATATCAGCAATAGATAGTTTACGGTAACCAAAGATCAAATCAATAAGTTCTTCTTTAACTTTGATTGTATCGTCGCCCCAAACAGTTTCCATCTCTTGCTTCATATCTTTAGGCATCATAGCATAGATTTCACGGTAGCGTGGATCATCAACCTTAGGACCAATCTCAACGAAGCCTTTTAAGCTTTTAGCATCTTTAAACTCTTTATGAGCCAAGTTAATAACTTCTTTATTTACTTCAGCTGATTTCACCTTGTCATGGATACTTGCTTGCATACGTCCCAAGATAATGTCAAATTTGTTGCTCTTTTCTAAAGTATTAACCTTAGTAGCTTCACTCATCATGTAACGGTAAGACGTTATGTTGCCAGATTCGTCAACAATTGGCACTAAGACGTTGTTATTAGGCTTTTTAGTAGCACGCTTTGGAGACTTAAATTGTGATTCAACTGAATCAAATTTTCTATCCGCCAGGTGCTGCATAGCAATAATACGTTCCACATTAGATGCCCGGGTACCAGTTACTCGTAGAGCTTCCATTATATCTGTACCTTTAGCAATTTGGTTCGTTAAAGATACTGTAGTTTTTAAGTAAGTGTTCTGTGCAGCAGATTTAGTAACGTAGATAGCCATTGGCTTTCTGTTTCTGTCTTTGTCGTCCTTTGCAAGGCCGCTTTCTTTTTTATAACCTAGAGCATTCATTTCTTTAATGGTTGCTTCATTATCTTCACCAATACGAATCTCAATATTTGGATTCGTGATTTCAGTCGTATAACCTTTAATAGTTTGTGACTTATTACCATGGAAGAGTTTTTCTAAAGACTCTTTCTTAAAGTTCGCATGAGTTTCTAAAGTGTACAAGACCCCGTTTGCCTTTGGGTCACCCTTATACTCACGTGAAACGACACTAGCAGCCCGCTCATTGATTTCTTGTTCTGTGTGTTGTATTGCACTGAGTGTAGCCAATTGGTCTACTAACTCTTCTGCGAGCTTAAGATCACCAGTTGCAGTTCGAGCCAAGTTTCTCATCTGTACAATATTATAAGCATTCAGCATTGGATTTTCTTCAACAGATATCCCGGTTGCCATAATCTCACCCAGGTTCAAAGCTTGACGAGTATAATAATTACCATTCTGCCCAAATTTGGCAAGTTGAGTACTCACTTTATGTATTTCTGAGTTACGGTAAGACTCGTTTCTTAACAGCTTAGCCATCTGACTTAAGTCGTACTTACCTTGAAGTACAGCTACATCGGTCTTTAACAGAGACTGTGTGATAGAGTCAGCTTCTGCTTTAGTTACTTTAGTCTTATAAGCCTTTAAGACCTCTTTACTAATCAGTTCAGCAATGTGTCTACGCTCTTGATCTACGTACATCTTACTAAGTCGCAGTAATTGGTGCCACTTAGAGTTATCTGCAGTTATACCTTGGATCTCTCGAGCCAATTTGATTAAGAAACCCTTCTCTGTGATGTCTAATAGGTTACCAACTTGCTTAAGTGTGTGTAAGACACTCTTCTTAACTGTAGAGTCTGTAAGTAGGAAAGGTATGCCTACAAGATTCTTAACGGCACGCTTTATAACTTTAGGGCTATCTTCTTTGCGGAGTTCCTTATGATACTTAGTCATGGGACCCCAGACTACTTTATTTAAAGCTGCGATAGTTTTCTTATCCAACTGCCCAATGAAGCCCAGCTTAGACCTAATAGATTCATGGTAACGACTGTTAGTATCCACTAACTTACTAACCAATAAGTCTAAAGCTTCATCAGCCATAACATCTGAAGTTCCATAAATCTTACCCTGGACGAAATCTAAAATTGAGTCGAATAACTCTTTTAATCGGCTCATAAGAGAACCTGAAGTTAGATCGCGTGTAGGCGTAGCCGGAATCGCGGCTAACTTCGTACGTATCTGAGCATTAGTCATACCAAATGCAACAAACTCTTGTAACGAGTCCTTACCTGACATGATGTAGTCATAACGCTTCTTAGCAGCTTTATAATCCTCAGCTACTGATACAGCAACATGTTCAGGCATAAAGTCTTCTACAGTCATTACGTTCTTAATTTGTGAACGAAGCTTCTCAATTTGTGAACGATAGAAGAAATCTGTCTGTAATGCAAAATCAGTAATATGATGGACCATCTCATGAACAAATACTTCTTGTGTAGATAGTTGAGAAGTATTCTCTACCGATTTAGAACGACCAGCTTGTATCTGAATCTTACCATCAGTAATCTGACCTAAAACCTCAGTTCCTTTCACGTTGATTCCCAACGATATCGGTGCAGCATCCGCTTCACTAATTACCTTATTAACAATTCCACCTAAAACACCACGTAAGTGCTCAACTTGCTGCTCTGAATCTTTAACATCACCAGCAAAGCTAGATTGTAAATTATCGAAAGTACTTAAAGTATTATCAGCTGTTAAGTTCACTTCATAAGACGACTGGAATGTATCAAAGTCAAATGCAGCACTCTGTGAGCCTAATGGACGTAACATATCCTTGATAGCTTGATCAACATGAGACAACTCATATTCTTTTAAATCTTCAATTAATTCTTCTTTAGTTTGTTCCTGCTCAACTACCCAACCCGCACCATCTAAAGCAGCTTGAGAGCTTGCTGTAACCTGAGGGAAGTACTCATCACGATTGGCTTTAACCTTTTCAGCTGTAGCATCCAACTCTGTTAAGAAGTCTGCTAAGGTTGTATCTTCAAGTACACTGTCTAAGTTTACTGAACCATCTGCAGCCAAAAGTACATCATTAAGGGCCTCAACTGTTGATTCTAATACACTATAGCGCTGATTTAACTCCAGGAACTCTTTAGAGTATTCCCGGGTTGTTTCTACTACTGTATCTAATCCAGAAATTGTAGCATCATGTACGTTTAGAGACTCGAAATTCTCCATCATATGAACCATAATACTTGCATCTATTGCTTGTGTAGATAATACACCACCCGCAACCCCACCATCAGTATAATCGTGCTTAGCGATTGTACCCTTCATAGAACTAGACTTCTTACCTTTAAGAGTCTCAGTACCTTCTAAAGGACGCGCAAACTTAACTTGTACTGAATGGTTCTGGTTTTCATAGTTACGAGACTTAATAGTCTTCATAATAACTAACTTATCAGACTCTTTACTTGAAATAGCTGTATTAATGGCAGGCATATACTGACGTAGTCCATCAATAAGACCTTCTTTCTCTACTTCTGTTAAAGAGGTACCTTTAGTCTTTTCTGCTGCAGTTACTGCTTCATCAAACTTGGCTTTAAATACTGTAAACATAATCTTGAATGAATCATTCAAAGCATTACGATACTCACTGAAACCCTTGAACTGCTGACTAATCGCCATCTCAAGAGCAGTACCCATAGTTTCAGCAATACCTTTCTTAAACTTCTTAATTACAGGTGCTGGTAGAGTGTACTCATTTAATTCTTTAATATCCGGAGCTGAAATAGATGCACGGTTGTGCGTAGACAGTTCTTTAAAGATAACATCTAACTCTGACTGGTCCTTAGCATCATACATACGATCATATAGACGATCAACAGCATCATCACTAAATAGGTCAACGATCTTCTTAATAGTAGCACCATAGTTACTTGTCATAAGAGGTAATTTAGCTAACTTACGCCCAGTAGAAGTAGCAGTGGTCTTACCATCAACAATCTCTGTTAACTGGCCAGTAACTGACCGAATGAATTTCTTATCTTGTGGTTCAAGTCCTGTATCATTATTAAAAATCTCCGACCAAGTAACCGAAAGCCTCTGATAGGAATCGATATTAGTAACGCCGTCAATCCAAGCACCAAAATCAGTAGTCTTACCATCTGTATAAATACCTCCGGACTCTAACATATCTGCAGAGTTCTCTTCTAACATAGACTGAAGTAACCCTATAATAACACCATTGGTAATACCATCTGTTTCAAGAGCCAATGTAGTATCAAAGGACTCTCCAAGTTCTACCCCAACAGGAGCTGATTTAGTTGCATTATCATATGCATTCAAAGCAACTAAGCCGGCCATAGCATGGATACGACCATCAGGTTTAATCGTGGCTTCCCCTTCATCATTAAAGAATTGTATAGCATCTGTAATAGCTTCTTTACCAGCTACAGTTAACTCTTTACCAGACTGTAACTTATCAATATGATTTAAGGCTTTCTGTACATCTACATTTGCATAGATCTCATTAAACTGTGCAATAGTTTCATCATTGGTTTGCTTATCAATATCCATACCAAATGACTGAGCTACAGCTACTTTAAAATAAGTCATCTTATTTACATCACCTGGAGCAACAGTTGCTTTCCAGGATTTGGCGCCAGTTAGGAACCGGTGTACTTTACTTGCTTGTGGGTTCATTAATGAACTAGATAAACCCATACGTAAATTCTTCCATACTTCCCAATTATAGTAAAAACTAGAATCAGGCGAAGGCATAGTTTCTACAAACTTGCCTACATTCTTAACTTCACGTTCAATAGCTAAGTTCTTACCTAACTGTTTCTTACGCTTAGTAATAGGCAGTGCTTTAATATCTTCAACTGAACCAAGTAATTCTATAATGGTTTCTTCACCAAGTGCATTGAATAACTGCAGTTCCTGCTCAAGCATAACCTGTTCAGTATCCTGCATCTTCTTTAATGCGGACTTTTGGGTCTTAGATACTGTTTGAGTTGTATTCTTTACTTTCTGTGCTACAGTAGTTATAGGCTCAAAGGACACGTCCTTCTGATATGAATCAATATCAAACAACTCTGTGATTACTTTATCACTGTACTTCACTGTATCAATAAGAGACTGAGAATCCTGAGAAGGTTCTGGCATACCCTTAGCATTCAATTCACTACTAATCTTAATAAAGTTAGTTGAAACACCTGGCTCAACCTGGATGGACCCATCAGTAAGGTCGCCCATAACAGCTGCATCGACGGTCGTCTGCTCAGCTACACCCATATCAGCAAGAATACCAATAGTAGTTTCACCTAAAGCAAGCTTCATACGGTCAACCATATCTCCATCGATACCTTCTTTACCTTCTAAACCGGTAAGAGTAAAGATTGAGGCACCTAATTGTTCAGCGAGTACAGTACGTACATCACCTACTAACTGTAAATCATAAGCTCCAGCAGGTAGTTCTGTACCATCAGCTAATCCAAGGATACTACGTATAGCGGCTTCATCGTTAAATAATGTATTAGAACCTTGAGTACCGATCCAATTGATTGCAGCAACGCTCATAGCGCTAGTAAGGTTCTCACTAAGGAACTTATTACCCTCTGCATCTTCTTGTACAAAGTAGCCAGATGGATCACCAAATGACTCTTTACCTTTTTCAGTAGAGGAGTCGAAGTTATTCTGATATAAGTTTTTGGCTTTAATGAAGAAGTTTAAGTCAGTTGCACGCGCATTGAAATCTGCAGCGAATTTAGCAATCTGGGCCAAACCATCTTCTTGTTGTGGAGTTAACTTAGGTAACCCAGGAGCACGATATCCAGTAGCAAATCGGCTAAAGAAGTTAAATGAGGTTGCCAGGATACTGGTCTTTTTGGATTTCTTTTTAGGTTGTAAGAATGTACCAAGTGTATTCTTGATAAACCCGGGGTTCTTAACACCTATAGCACCTGCTAATAGATCTTTCGCAAAACTACCTTCAGAGGTCTCTGAATCAATAAATGAATGTGCTTCTGATAAGAAGGTTAACTTAGGAGGCTTAATCTTGACTTCATAGTCTACATTAAGTTCAGAGCGTAACTGTTCCAGGCTGGACTCAGTTTGTTGTGCCATTTCAGCCATGGCTTGGACGAATGCTTGTTGCTCAGTTAACCCCTTATCCAGGGCTAACTCAAATGATTTAAGGAGAGCAGCTCCATCTACCTTACCTAAAATTGAAGCGTTTTCGTAGATGCATGCTTTGCTGCCCATATATGTATTTCCTTAATAAATTATTATTGCTGTCTTACTTGAATTATTCTAGACCGTTCAACTGTACGACCGTCTGTAGTTGTAATATGTACAGTAACTAAGTAATTCTTAGTATGAGTACCTCCGGATAACCAGAAAGTAACAGAAGTATCCGTATCTGTTGCTTGAGGAGCTAATTTAGTGACTCCATCATATTCGGTTATACCATCATGTAAATTAATTCCAACAGGAGCTATTACATCAACACTAGCAATTAACTCTCCAGAATCTAGAAAGTCCTCTATATTGCCACTATTTGTAGTATTAGCAAAATCTGTTTTATAATCTAATACATCACTTGGATCTTTTACTGGATCATCAGTATACATTATATACTCCTTATGGGCCAACTATTTGTGTTCTAATAGAACGTGCAATAATTTGAACACGCTCTATCGCTACTGTAATTACATGGGGCAAACTACGCCAGGCATTAACTACCCAGCTTGCATCCGCATAGGCATCTTCTGCCCAATTAGCTCCAATAGTCATTAGGCAGTCCCTTCCCAAGGAACAGTCTTACCATTACCAACAATAGTTGAATTATTGATTGATTGAGTATTAGTATCTAACTCCAAAGCCTTAGTAAAGGTTAATTGATCAGTTTTAACTTTTATAGCATCTGCTGCAGTATCTAAGATATCAATTAAAGCTTTTAGTGCTCCCAATCCATCTGTAGTGTTACTAAGATCTACTTGAATACCGTCTACAACGGTATCAATTGTAACCACTTTAGAATCAACAGCAGCTAAATTAGCAATAATAGTAGCTATTTCAGTATCTAGATATCCTACAATAGTTGCTAAGGTAGTTGGGATATCATCCGATTGTAACTCATTAGTATCTATAAGAATATCAGTAATATGCTGATGGATATCATCATAAACAAAAGTTACATTACCGCCTGAATTATCAATAATTTCTAAAGCACCACGTACATTCATAACACCACTACAAGTAGAGGCTACAATCAATTTACCAGTACCAGAAATACTGAATAAGTTAATACCACCATTATTAAGATTACGTATTTCAAGCCCATTCTGCCAGTTAGAAATAGTAATAGGATGGGTTATAGCTGCAATACCACAATCTAAAATTGGAGTAGCTTCCCCTGCAATATTTGAACGACAGTTTACCAGAGAAATAGATCCACTCGTAACTTGATCTAGTGTAATTGTTCCACTAAATCCACAATTTACAAAATGAGCATCATCAATTTCTACATTTCCTACACCAGAATCCACAACATCAAAATGGTCTGCACCACCAGTTGTAGTAGCTTTACCTGTTAAAGGAGAAGCATGGAAAATATGGGTACCTGCATAATCATGCCCACCTAAGACTGTTGTATAACCAATTCCATAGACATTTGAATCCTGAAAATCTCCTGTAGGTTCAAAAGTTGAATCCGACGTCATATGGAAATCATGTATATTAAGGCTTCCCGCGATAGTTACTGCATCACCTAAGGTATCTACAGGATTATCAGCAACACCATTAACGTATATCTCAGTTCCTGCTTCACCATGAGCAGTATCTATCCAAATTCGACCATTAGCGTAACCAGCAGATTGTACTATTTGAGAGACATACCGCATAACAGCTCTATCAATAAAGAATGTAGCGCCTGTTAATCCAGAAGCTAGACCACGTATACGTACCTTATGAGCATTTACACCAGTACCAGTCATATCCTTAGTAACTGTAAATACGGCTACACCATCTGGGCTACCTGTTGAAGAACCTATCATGGAACCAATTCCAACCCATGAGGTAGTTACCCAATTATATGCTTGGACTGTAATTACATCATCCTTACCTTCTAATCGGCCATTCATAGCAATACTAGTACCGATCTGACTATTACCTACATCAAATTGATAGTAGAAATCAATAACTCCACCTACATCACTGACCTCATGATAACCACCATCTAGACTTTGTGCTGCTACGTACGTATTAACTTGTGAGCCTGTTGTGATTAGAGCAGATTCAGGTGAAACAGATGAAGCAGCTGCACCAGTAGGTAAATTAGATACAATACCAACAACACGTTCTAATGAACGATTCTCAATACTAAAAGTACCTACAATTCGACCCACAACAGAAATAGCATCTACCGTACCAGCAATAAGCACAATTTGATACTCAGATCCTGGGGTATAAGCTGCATCAGAGGATAAATCAATTAATACATTGTGCATACCAACAATGCCATCAAAATCTACTGTTAAGGTAATGCCTGCCAGAATCTGGATTAAAGAATTATCTTTATACACCCCAATAACAGGAGAACCTGCTAAAGTTGTAGGTACTCTAGTTGAGTTACTACCTAAGTCCACTGTTAAAAATTTTACATTTAATGCCGTAAAATCTTCTGTAAAATCACCAATATAATTACTCATTATGCATCCTTTTAATTATTTACATTTATTCCAAATTTGGTTTAAAGCTTTAGTTCTTTTCTCTAATGTGGTAAATTCTTGGCCAGCATTAAAGGTAATTTCATTCTCACCATCTTCCCGGGTGATGTTAATTTTACTAAGTGTAGTATACTGGGTATCTGCTATTTCAGCCAGTATCTTAGTGTACTCTACACGCATAGCAGCTAGTTCTTCCTTAGACTTACCTTTACGGAACTCTGCGGATAGAGTAGCTATATTAGATTTAACCTTAACTGGTTTACCATCCTTATACTCAAAGAAATCTTCAACTTTAGTTGACTTCTTTGGCTTTTTAGTAGGTGTCTTCGGCTTAACCGACGGCTCCGCCTTTGGTTTCGCCTCGACCTTGACTCCGCCTGATAGTGTTTTAATCTGTTGAATAGTTGATTCAATTAGATTTACTTCATTCTGTATTTGTGAGATGAATTTAGGGGTATTATTCTTATTATTCAACTTCTTATTCTGTATATTTAAGAAATTGGTTAACTTAGAGAGTACAGTTTCTACACCTTTCTTATCCCCTTTACGTATAGCTGTCTTAGCATTACGCATATGGGTTTCAATACCGGTAAACTTACTATCCTTGGATCCTTTCAATACATTATCTGTAACATTATCAATATTACGTGCCTTAGCAACAGCATCATTGAAGTCATTAAGATCTTCAACTACTTTAACTTGCTCCGGAGTAGCGGTATCTCTAAAAGAAGAATCACTACCCAGACTACGTTTAACATCTACTGGAGATATAGTAGCACTATTTCGTACATGTGCCACTAAAGTCTCATTAGCTTCAGGACTAGGTCCCTTTTCTAAAGTAGTTACAGCTTCTTCTACAGAAGCTTCTGCTTGTGAATCAACAACAATATCAACAAGATCATTAAGTTCTTTTTCAAACTTAACTAACTGATCTACATCAACTTTAGGATCATTCTCATATATAGTAATGAATTCTTCATAGTCATCTAACAGCTTATTCTGTTGATCCACTGACAAAGTACTGAAGTCTGTATTCTTAATCTCATTGATACCTTTAACAGCATCTTTATTCTCTTTAGCAGCAGCAATAACATCTGTAGTCTTACCTACACCTACTTTATTTCCTGCTTCAATAACCTTAGTAGATGCCTTGTTCAAACCTTCTCTGATAGAATCGGCGGCTTTAACAGCTTGTGAGGGTACCGAGATACCTCCACCAATAGCAGCACCAATAACACCAGCTACTAAAGCACCTTTAACATCTATTTTAGAGACATCCTGGGTCACAGCTTGTTGTTCCAGGACCTCCTGGGATGCTTCAGTCACACCTTCTACCACAGTCGCCTTAGCTACCTTACCAGGGGTACTATCAGTTACCTTACTCACTTTAACTGCTAAGTCTTTAAGGCTCTTAGGGAGTGCGATACCAAGCTGAGTACCTACATTCAGTAGACTTTTAAACCCAGTAGAGGCACCTAAGGATACTTTCGCACCTACAGCATCTAAACCAACTGAACCATAAACTAACAATGCCATATAGGCCAGTTCTCCAGGTTCTGCTGGACGTTTATGTTCTTCCTCGAATTCAGCTGTGCTGGAAGCCAACATATCTGAACCAATTGTTGTAATGGCAACTGGAGCATTCGTAGCTAAAGCAACCATATGAGCGGCTGAATCAATCAACAACTCAGTTGCAGCAGGGGCATCATTAGTAACTAAGTTACCTACTGCTCCAAAAATAGTACCTACAGCATCACCATAGTTATCACTTTCCAGTTCAATTGCAGCTCGTTCCACTTCATCACGAACCCGGGCAACAGCTTCATCTTTACTACCTGTATTCACCCACTTTTCTAATTGGGCGAAAGGTTGCTTCATAGTTTCCCGCATTTGATCACGGGCTCTACCTTCCTCTAATTTCTTATAAGACTTAGTACCTGTAGAGTCACGTTGTTTATTTGGATCAGAGAATAGTTCCTCTTCCTCAGTTAACTGTGTACTTTCATACTGTGCACGTACTTCATTAATCTGTGCAGGAGTATACGTACCAGCCGGTTGAGAAACCATGTCACTTAATACTTTACCTAGCTCTTGTCCAGCTGTACGCTTACTTTGAATAGAGGCATATAGTTCTTTATCTTTAGTAGGGATAGTAGCATCATCATATACATCAGCCAGGTTAATACCTAAACGAGATGGGGCACCAATAACTACATCAGCAACCTTACTCGTAAGATTGAGTGCTTGATTCGCCGCATACCCTAATGGAGTAGATGCAGCTTCATCTGATAGAACAGCGCCTTCTTCACGTTGTAATTTAGCTTGATGTTCTTGTTGAGCCAATTGGCGTAAATTAGCAACATCAGCATTAAGAGCTTGTTCAGCCTCACTTGGGCCAAAGATATTACTAACTTTAGCTGATAGAGCTGATTCTTTATCGGCAATGACAGAATCTAAGCTAGCACGCTTAGACTCCATTAAACCTAATGGATTATAATCTTGTGGCATTTATTAATTCGCTGCATTTTGTAATTGTTGTAATAGTCGTGCACTTTCAGATGATTTTACATCTTTACTAAATTGGGCTCCTTGTTTAAGGCGATTCAATTTTAATTGAGTTTGGCCAGCATCATGGACTCTTTTAGCTCTAGCAGCATTAGCTGCCATATTTTTATACTGTGGATCAAATGCCAGGTCTCGTAAAGTATCTTTGAATAGTTTGTCTGTAACAGTAGGGCTACCAAATGCATCTTCTTTAGTTTGGCCAGCAATATCCATAGCCATAGCATACATCCAAGGTTTAACCTCAACGGTACCTTCCTTAAACTCATCACCAACTTTAATACCAACCGAACCACTCTCAGTAATACCATTAAGTTCGTATTTACCAATCAATTCTTGTAGTTCATCACCACCAGTACCACCCCAGAAAGAACCTTGAGGATACTCTTTACGAATCTTGTCATATACATTACCCACAGAGATTGCATTACCTTCTGCATTCAATGTATGAGATACAGGGTTCTTGGCTAGAGCTTCATCACGCGCTGCCGTTAACTGTTGAGATGCTTGTTCAGTCAAGATATCTTGTTGTGCAGCATTTTGCTGTACAGCAACTTGTGCTTGTGGAGATAAACTCGCACGCTCATCTAATTGTGATTTAAGAGCAGCAACTGACTTTTGTACATCTCCAGCTGAACCTCCAGCATCACGTACTTGTTGTGTAACTCGAGCAACTTGACCTTTATAATCTAAGGCACCTTCTGCACCTGGTAGATTAGCATCAATAATCTGGTTAGGAATTTGACCAATTAATTCATTACGTAAACGAGTCTCTTCTTCACGAAGTGCAGGAACTTTAGCTTGTAGAGCTTTACTAATAGCAGAAGTATCAAGATTACCTCCTGCAGCTGCTTTCATAGCATTTAAGTCACCTAACTGACCAGACTGTGCATCAAAGTCCTCAACAGTACCAATACCTCGAATTTGGTTAAGTACTTGTTCTGTATTAGATTTAGTTTCTCTAGTCTTACGACCTTCAACAGCACCAGAGAAATTCTCAAATGCTTTACTAAATAAAGATCCAGCATCCTTTAATGTGGATGCACCGGCATTTGTTTCATCACCAGTGACGTTACTCCATTTTAATGTAGCCATAATAGTTCCTTAAATTGGTGCGCCAGATACCTGACGTGGTTTTAAATATGCTTGCAAATCAGATTGTAATGCTGCTTGTCCAGATTCATCACGACCATACTGTCCGCCAGTTTCTAAGCGAGCTCGTTGACGAGCCTCTAACTCAGTATTAATTAACTTAGCTTGATTAGCCAAATTAACATTAAATGAATCTTTAGCAAAACCAAATTGATCTTCTGCTAAACCTAGTCCCTTATACCCAGTGTATGCCTGAAGAGCACCAGTACCAAGTTTGGCCCAATCCCCGAAAGAGAATCCTTTATCTTCTTCAAAATCGATATCAGGATTAACACCGCCACTTGGAGTTGTTTGCCCATTTTGCCCAAAATTAAAGGAGTATGGACTAGCACCTCCTGCAATACCTGGACCTGTATTACCGGGAGCCTGGTAACCAAACTCTGGTACATTTGATTGTGGCCCATAACTTGATAACGATTTGTATTGTGGGCTAAATATACTTTCTGCCATTTTAATATCCTCTTGATTATAAGTGTGATTATATCATTTATATAAGATTAGAGCTAGGATTTACCTCAATTTCAGGCAATCTTAACAAATTATCATGAAAAGACTCTATTTGATCCAAAACAGCGACTCCAGGATTACCCGTATGGATAGTGCGCTGATAAAAATCCACAGGATTCTCATATGGATCTGTATTTTTATACGATATAATATCGAAAGGATCTACTGCCCCTGTAGTATCTAATAAATCACGAGCATTCTCTAACTCTTCCTGCCGTTCGTCCGCATCCATTAAAAACTCTAATCGTTCCTCTTCTAACGACTTAGCTTCTATCGAAATATCAATATTAACTGCTGTAACTAAATTCATTAAGGTTTCAGCACTAAATAGTTCTCCAGCCCCAGAACCGCCAAGAGCATAAGAAGCATACAAGTAAGCAATGATAATAGCAGCTTTAGCTGCATCATTATCAGCATAATATTCCAGTAATTCAGCTAGAGCTAGTTTAAGTATATACTGTATTAGTAACTGTTGTGCTAACGCATATAAAGCAGCTGCTACATTAGAAGCTGACCCAAGAGAATAAAAGAGTATAACAATAGCTATAATCTTAAGAACTACCGACACTAAACTAAGGAATTCCTCAGTTTCATACCATTCTAAATGCACATGATCTGCAGCATATATAACGATATGTAATGCTTCCATTACAACGCGTTCTTTTGTTAGGTAAGCTGCATTATCCAAGGCATCTAAAGATAATGGGACAACAAATTTAATTTGCTCTGCAGCATCCTCAGATAATTCCACAGTTGTAGTTTTATATGTACCAATGACTGTACGTATTACAGTTATAGCATATAACCCATCTACACGTAATTGAGTGTAGCTATTAGCAGTTATCTGTTTACGTAAATAGTATTGACTGTTAACCCCACCACCTGAAGTTACGCCTGTATCTGGATCTTCCTCATAAGTATCATTTATTTCTACTTGTACTTCAGTCTCATAATGACCAATTGGACCTATGGAACCCGTTTCCATAGTTTCTTCTATATAGTTATAGCATATAGATGCATTATAATTTTGTTCTTCTACTTTAACAAGATTAACAGCAACACCAGTTGGATTAGCATCATAATCGGCTTTAGATATTGTAGAACTTATATAAAAATTATTAAATAAAACATATAATATCTCTTGTACGTTAACATCAGTGGAATATATATTTAATCCAAACAATACAAACGCATCTTCTATTAAGGCTATATCTGGGTTATTAGAAATCTCTTCAATTATATAATCATAATCCAATCCTAAGATCTTAAGCAATGCTCGACTAGTATCCGCCTCCGTAGCACTATAAGAAGATGATAGAGGATCATTAGAATTCTCAAATTCTTTGCGTAAAGGTATGATAGGTAGCATATCTTCTGCATAAATACCTAAATTACTAATATCATCTAACGCAGGGTAGGTGCCTAAAGCTTGTTCATATGCCCAATAATGAGTAAATCCTGGATCTGAATCTAACTCATAAGTAGCATAAAAATAATTACCTGTATTAGGGTAGGCTACCAGTGTATCACCAGTAACTCCTTCTAATACTGGAGGATATAAAACAGTGTAATAAACTTTATACTGAGTACCTAAATCTACCCGGCTATCTATCTGAAATATCGCATCACCAGCTACTGGAGTTGGTGGGTGCCCTTCATGCCATAACCAATCAGTATTGGAGTCATAAAAAAGTGGGGGATCTCCAACAACAAGACCTTCTTCAACTGCTAAAGTTGTCCAATGCCAAGGTGTTGGTGTACCATACCGACTACTTAGTAATGTTATTGACTCTCCAAGTTCAACCTCAATAGCGTCAGTTACATCACTAGCATTTATATCGGTATTTTGCATAGATGATGTAGGTAATCCATGGACATAAGTAGATTTAGCATAATCTAAAGATCTACTAGTAGATGCTACTGGCCCAGTAAGTATTGCTAATTTGATGGCTGTAACAAGATCTCTATTACTTAAAATAGATACTTCTGTGTCTTTAAGAAAAGGTAATTTAAGATCACTATCTAGTAATTTAACAGCGGCAAGTTGCACTGGATAAATTTCTTCATCTGTATAGCCAAAGATATTAAATACAGCTTCTAATTGAGGTAATCCAATACTCTTCCAAGTATCTTCGGTAAATATACCAGCTGAAGCTAAAGATAACTCAAAAGCTTCTGTAACAAAATCTTCTAAAGCATCAGGGAGTATATCTAATGGATCAAGACAAGAAGCCATTATACTACTTCAATATTAAGTTTAGTAAGCATAGCCTGTGCGTCTAAATTTGGAATCATTTTTATAAACTCTGTTTTATTATTTCTGTATATACGTAACGACAAAGGTTGGAGTAAAGTATTATATAATGGTACTTTAGGATCTTTAGGGGTATAACGCATAATCATACCACTGAGATACAACTCATGTGCCAGAATTGCTTCTACAACAGCATCATATTCATAGCAATGCAGTACTATTACATTGTAACGTAACTTACCTACAGGAATAGCGTATAAATAACCTACTTCTACGTTATTTATATAAATTGATAAAGCCATACCCTTTAGTATAGCTAATTTTTGTTGTTCTTTTAATGCAGATATCTCAGATCCATGAAAAACTACGCCGGTAATGGAATCCATATACCGGGCGCAATGTTCTTCTATTTCATCCATCTTAATAGAATGGACTTCATAGGTATTGATAGAGTCTTTATAACTCTTATGAATAGACATTATAAAATAGTAACACCTATACCATCAGCCGCTTTAATGAGAACAGAAGATATATCAGGATCTTCTAATGCTGTTGGAACAGACGCAGAAGTACCTAATGCAGAGCGATTAATAGCATATACATCACTAAAGATCTTAGCCATCTTCTGTTCGGCATCTCGAGCAAACCCATCAGTCTGTGCTGTAATTAAGTCCTGTTGTTTCTTAGTAGTACCACCAGTTGAATCAACTGTTTGTGCAACCTCAGTAACTTTCTTCTGTGCAAGTAAATTTTCTTCAGCTGTTGTTTTATCAATCTGTTCTTGGAAAAGTAATACTTTCTTTGCAGATTCTGCATCAGCCCGAACGGTATTAGCAATACTAGCAATAATTTGTTCTGCAATAAGATCTGCTTGCTTATCAGCTTGCTGTTCTCCTAATACAAACTGCATAGCCTGGGCCATAGCAGATTGCATCATACCTAAATAAACAGTAGAGTACTCCTTACCAGTAATACGATTAGTTTTATATTCCTGGGCAAGGTGAGACTCACCTGCTTGCATCAACTTATCAAATACACCTTCACCATCAACGGTACCTTCAGTGATTTGACCAATTGTAATATCTGCCATAATTATTCCTTATCAATTGTGCCACTCATTGCTTGTCGTTCAGCAAGTTCTTGGCGTTCAGTTTCAGTAAGTGGAGGTAGTACAACTACATTAAACTCTTTAATTGACTTACCCTTCATAATCTTCTTACCAGTAGTAGTAACCGAAGGTACAAATACTTGACAGCGTCGTGCACGCAAGTGATCTACAATGATTGCTGGTACATGCCAACCTTCTTCTGCATCAAAGTGTACGTACTTCTTAATTGTACCAATAATAGCATTGGACACAGAGTAAAACTCACCTGTCATAGCTTTCTTATTTGGATTCATACATGTAGCAATAATACGCACTAACTTGTTAGCTTCTTTACGCTGACGTTGTGCTGCTGCTGCTTTAGACTCAGGTTCTTTATAGGCTACCTGGGGCATAACTAATTCTGTTGGTTCTTTAACTTCTTCTTTCTCGAACGCATCTATTTTCGCTGATAGTGCCGCTACACCAATATTACCACTAAATGTGATACCTAACTTGGTTGCTGTTTCTTTTAATACTTCTAATTCTGTTTTCTCTGTCATAATAATATCCTCTACCTTTTTCATGTGGTTGGTACCACGTTTAATTAATTAAAGATGGATGCCCCCATCTCTGGGGACACCAAACTTATTTACTATAGCTCTTAGTAAGCAGCTACAGAGTAAACTACCGCCAAACGCTCTGAGCGTAAAATCATAGTACCGTAGTACCACTTGATGCTGTAGAAACCAGTCTCGCCATATGGATCATTAGCGTAAGACTCAGTAGAACCAGGCTTAGCATGTTTGATCTTGAACTTAACAGATTTACCATCAGTCTGAAAACCAATAGTAGTAAATGAACCTTCACCAACAACTAACATTGGGAATACGTCATAGTTACCAGAAGTAGCTAAGTAACCAGCATTTACGCCTTCAGCTGCACCAGCACCTTCCCACTTCATCATCTCAGGAACAACAACGATACGGAATTGATCAACAGAACCAATCTCACCTGTAACAGTGTTAGTACCAGCTGCATATTGATGTACAGGTACGAATGCAGGTTGACTATGTAAATCTTGCATCGCACGGAATGAAGGAATCATTTCTGAACCAATGTACATAATACGTGCTGCGTCGATAGTGCGAGTATCTATCATACGTGTACCAGTGATGACCTTAGTCTTCTTAGGAGTACGGTTGTTATCTAAATCAATAGATAAGCGCATAAGATCTTGATAAGTTACTTCAGTAATGCCAGAAGCAGTTACACCAGTAATTTCAGAGATGTTAGTTGCACCACCTGCAAAACGAATTACACCAGCACCTTGAAGTAAATCAATTTGCAATGCATCTTCAGTGATCTCATTCGCGCCCATTACAGATTCACGGATAATATGACCTTCTAATTCAGAATCAGAATCGAAATCAATAGCTTCTTGAGTATATTCATCGAAGAAACCCATCTTAGTGATAGTACCTTCAATTTGAACACGAGTGAAGCCAACGCGATTAACACGTCCACCATTTTCAGATAAAGCAGGAAGCTTACCAGAAATAGTACCGATGTCCTTACTAGAACCGTAAATATTACCTAAATCTTGCTTAACTCGACCAGCTGAGATTAATAAGGCTGAAGTAGTTTCTGTTGGAGCAAAACGATAACCTAAGTCATACGCTAAACCATCAGATACATTAACGATATCAGTATAGCGCAAATCTTCAGTTGCACCAACAATCGTAAGTTCTAAACCACCTACAAGTGCCAAAGCTTCTGCCCATGCATTGATTTTAGTTTGCACGTCAGTTACTGCTGCTGCTTGTGTAGAACCAGTACCAGCAAACACTACTTCATTACCTACACCAGGAGCTACTGCGCCATCATTATCGATGCCAGGACCTGTTACAGTAATAGTAAGATTCTGTTCACCATTTGCACCAGTTAAACCAGCTGCATCAATACCTTGATCGTTGACATTACGGTCATCGAGTAATGGTAAGTAATGGTATTGCTTAATGGTTTTACCCATGTTCTTTGGCATAGCAATTACATCTGCTAATTGACCGAAGTATGTTTCTTTTTTAGCTTCAATCAACGCTTTCTTGTTGAAATAGTCCGTACGTAGTTGACCACCACCGATATCTGAATCAGTACCGCCTGCTGGATCATTATAATTAATACTCATAATTTGTTACCTCACTGTTTATATTGTTAGCATTATTGCTATTAAAATAAACCTTCAGTTCCCATTTTCTCGAAGTCTTCATCTGACATATTTAAAGGATCAAAATCAGTTGCTTTCTTCTTCTTTTTAGTTACTGTTGGTTTCGTGGAACTTGCTGCTTTTTTACGCTTCTTTACTTCTGGATCAACAGTTTTAGCTGGCTTATCATCTGAAGGATTCTGTTC